TTAAAAAATACTATCTAACGTTTCTACGAGTTTACCCTCCATATCTTGTGTAGTGTGGGAGTATATTTCTAAAGTCATTTTTGCGTTTGAGTGACCAACACGATCCATTATTGATTTGATAGGTAATCCAGACTCTGCTAAAAACGAGATGTGAGAATGTCTGAAAATATGACTAGATAAATTTTTTTCTATTCCAGCTTTCGCACCGTATTTTTTTATAATTTGAATAAAAGATGCTAATGTTATTGGGCTATTCCAGACTTCTAAGCAAAAGATATAATCATCATCTTTTAGCGGCTGATGGCGTTCAGTGAGGCGGATCACTTGACGCTGTATGGCCTCTATAACCGCATCTGATACCAATATTGTTCTAATGGATTTTGCGGTTTTTGGCAATGTTTTTATTTTGTTTACTGAATCAAAATTACCTGTAATCTCAATTTTTTTATTTTGGAAGTCTATATTTTTGAGTTGTAATGCTGTCAACTCTCCATATCTCATACCAGTAAGAGCAAGAACCGTTACCATATCGGCATATTTTTGTTGATACGGTTGATTGTTTAGTGCGTCTATTAATGTTTTGATTTCTTGCATAGTCAAAAACTTGTTGCGCTTTTTTTCAATATCTTCTAAAGTTTCCGGCTTTTTAGGAATAACCGTGTAATTAACCTCGTTATTTCCGATATAGGAGTATTGAACTGCATAATCGAAGACGCTTTTGAGTCTGCTGCGGACTCTATAAGCTGTATGATAGCCATTGCTATCAATAATATTTTCAATCTTGCTCTGGATATATCGTCTATCGATATTAGCTAGTAAAGTGTCAGATGGTATTTCTTTTTTCATAGTTGCATCAACAAAAGTATAATTGTGTTTTGTAGATGCTTTTACTGTTTGTGCCCATGATTTATAAAAAAGGTTATAGATTTCTTCAAATGTAATGCTTTCTACTTGTTTTGTGCTGAGTTTTTTATTTATCTTCTCTTGCAACAAGATAGCAGCTTGATTTCTTGCCTGGGGAGTTTTCTTCTCCATGGTCACTGAAACTTTTTTTAATTTCTCAGTATAAGGGTCTTTATATCGCTCAAAAAATTTGTATTTTCCGTTGGGAAGTTCTTCCATCCACATTGCGTTTACCTCACTTTTTTGTTAAAATGGGTATAAGAAAACGACCTTTTGAATGGTTATTTCTTATACGTAAGTTCCTCACACTCTCCTCGACCAAAATTTGAGTGTGGGGATTTTTTGTGTTACGAGAATTTCTTGATTACTTCTAAAATCTCGTTGGCATAATTTGCGACTTCTAGAGGGGTAGATACCGGGAAGGTACCTTTATCACGAATTTCGATAGTGCTTTTCTTTGAATTTGAACGATAACGTAATACCCATTTTTTGATATTATCGTCAACCAAAACATTGAAATAGCTTCGGTTATCTCTGTAAAATACACGTTCTGGAGATACTACATCCTTAGCAAGCATTTTAACAACAGTATAGACTTCTAACTCAGCAGGAGTTGTGATGATTTCGTCAGCTACTTCAATAATCTCTTCAGGTTCAGCTTCAACTTTTGGAATATCGGTTGTTACTTTTGTTTCAACGCTTGTATTAAGTGCTGCACTCAATTTTTCATTAACTCTTTCTGTGATGAATTGATTAAATCCTTTCACGATGATCGGAGAAAATGTAGTTAAGATATTTTGAGTCACACGACCTTCATAGATTTCTGATGTTAGATATCTGAGGAAGCTATCTGAAGGCGTAGTGATATTTTCAGTAAGGAACGCTTTAAGATTGTTGAGGTATTTCAATTCAGAAGCTGATGAAACAATATTATCAATATCAAAATTCTCTTTGTGGAATTTGATGATTTCAGTAAATTGATTTTCTTTGATATCAGTCACATCGATTGTTAAGAATGGAGTTGTGTCCATTTTATTTGGCTCATCTAAATCAGTAAAGAATTTATATTCTCTACCATTTGTCAAGATACCGAATTTTGATTTAGTAGTTACGAAATATCTGAATAGTTGAGAGTCGTGCTTAGTAAGATTTTCTGTGATTGATTTACATTCAATTAGGATTTGTGGCTCGCCATCCAAGATGATTGCATAGTCAACTTTTTCGCCTTTTTTAATGCCCACATCGGCAGTAAATTCTGGGACAAATTCAAGAGGGTTGAAGATATCATATCCAAGCGCTTGGAAGAATGGCATGATGAAGGCATTTTTTGTTTGTTCTTCGTTTGTAATGCTTTGGCTGAGTTCTGCTACACGTTTGCCGACTTGTTTTAAATCGGCTTTTACTTTATCAATTTCCATATTGATACTCCTTTTTTTAATTTACTAATGCTAAATATTCTTCCTTAACCATGACTTCATTCGTCATGGTTTTTAGATTGTAGTAAGACATGAATTTGAGGTAATCAAATTCTGTAGGGTCATCCAAGCTTTCTAGTGCATCTTTTACGAGATGATGGATCATGTTCCTATCAGCTTCGTTTTCACAACGTAGGCGAGCGTTCTGGTACTCTGATCGTGTATGGTCTTTGTGTCCGAGTTCATGCAGCAGTACTTTAATTCTCTCTTTTTTGCTGAGTTTATTAGACAGGAAAGCTGTGTTGGTTTCTTTTTCGTAAAATCCAAGTTCATCAGGTATTAGCTCACCGTCAAAATCGACAATGCGAACCTGAAAATGACTTATAATTTCTTTTTCGGTCACTAAGCAGCACCTCTAATCACCAGCTTCTTTGAGATAACCTTCAATGATAGACTGGATGATTTTCTTCTTTTCATCTGTTAATTCTCGGCCACCAAACATCATGACATTAGATGCCATTTCTTCAACATTCAGTGTCTTCCCTTGCCATGTGTACTCTTTTGAATTACCAGCGATAGCTGGATTATCTGTACGTCCGAGCAGGTAGTCGGTGGAGACATTGAAGTAGTCGGCGATTTCTTGTAGGCGGTCAGATTTAGGAGTCTTTTCTTTTAAAGTATAGAGGTAATTTATACTATAGCCTAAATCTTCGGCAACTTTTTGAAGACTTATTCCTTGTTTTTGGGCAAGTTCCTTAATCTTTTCAAGTGTGGAAAACATTGTCATATTACCTTTTCTAAGACATGACAAAAAATATTTCATAAAAAAGTGTTATTTCTATTGACAAAAATAATACTAAAGTGTAAAATAGTTTTTGTAAGTTAATGAGTTAGTAAAAAACGAAGTTAAAACTTATCTAAAAATAAATAGCTTTGGCGAGCAAGAAAGTTGATAGATACATGGTTTTATCAAGGTTTTTAATTATGCCTTCATTTTACACTATGGTGTAAAAGTTGTCAAGCATTTTATAAAATTTCTAACTTTTTTTCTTACTTTTGAAGAAAGGAGGGAGGCAGATGCCAAATATGGATGGTGGACGTCAAAAAATCAGGGATTATCTAAAAGAACACAACTTGACGATGGCGACGCTAGCGGTACAGTATAGCATGACTCGTCAGGATGTGACGAATATCCTGAATGGAAAGCTAAAAAATCCACAAGCGAATCAGTTCATCGCTCGTGTGATTGAAGATTTTAAAATTCGGTAAAAATATTGGTTTAAGTAGGAGGAAGGATGAAAGAAGACATCAGAGTTCATATGCCTTACGAGGTATTTAAAAACCTGCTTGTTAGAGCAGGCAGAATAAAGCGTGAAGAAGGCAAGCAGATAACTTGGACAAATAATACCGCTCCGTTTACAAAAGAGCAACGGAGGGAAATAGATGAACTCTACGAACGGTTCGCAGAAGATTGAAGGTGGAGTTTGTCATTGATATGTTTGTTAGCAATCAATAAACATTCATTAAGCCTATAAAAAATATATCTGGGTTCTTCGATTGTGTCTGGGTCATAGGACTGTTCTTCCAATTGCACATCCCAAATATAAAGTCCATCGGGGTGGGAATATCCAGCTTGATAACGTAGCGCATTTCTGAAATTGATGAATTTTTTTTGCTCTTCATCGCTATCTAAAAATAGATAGGTCTTATAAAAGATATCATCGAAGTTTGTGATGATATCTAAATCAATCGGAGGAGCATTGTCAAGTCTTGATTCTACGTATGAGACGGTTTTACCACTAATCGATGCAAAATTTTGAAAAGTTGAAATATATAAATCTCTATCCTGACTTAGTTGGGTATTTAAGAAATCAACCTTCTTTTCTTCGAGTTTGTTTTCATTTTCAATCTTTTTTTGCAGGTACGCAAAACCGTGAATAATCAAATTTGTTAAAACAGTTGCACCAACAGAAATCAATGTTGTTGTAAATACTTCAGACATACAAACACCTCAGATAATATTTTTAAATCATTATATCACAAACAGAAAGGAGAAGAAATGAGACCAATAGGATATCGGCTTAATGTTGAAGTTTCTGGCATTGAGGAACTAAAGGAAGCCTGTAAAGAAGTATCAAAAAAAGCCGAAGAATTGCAAGAAGCAATCGATCGGCTTAGTGAGATGAAAGTTGAAATAAAAATTAAGCCTATCAATGATTAGACTTTCTGTCTAAGATAAAACAAACGCATAATTAAATATTCAATATGATTATAACACGAAAGGAGCAAAAATGGAAGCAGTTGAAATTGTAAGAATTAAAGATGTAATCATTGAAAAAGTTTCAGCCAATGATGAAGAATTGGAACACATCTTTGGATGCTCAAAACGACAAGCAGGAGACATGAGACGTGAGATGAAAAAGCTACCTAGCCAACAGAAACATCTTAGGAATGATGGTCAGCTTGTCACAATCAAAGGCTTTGACGAATATCTGCAATATCGAGGCAGTCAGTCATGGAAGAAAGAAATGGTGAAAAGCAAGAAAATGAGGTCAGTCGGATGAACCTACTAGCAAGAATTAAAAACTACTTTTCGGAAGAGAACGAAGAAACCAATCTCGACTGGAAAGAGGTCGCTCTGGACCTCAATCAATCACTGATTGAGACGCAAGAAAAACTTCAAGAAGCAAATCAAGAAATCGCAGACTTGGAGAAAATCGTAGCAATCTACAAAGAAAAGGAGAAAGAAAAATGATGGAATACATTTACCTGGTAACAATCGTAGGAATTGTACTATGGTCGCTAGTGAATACACTGGATTACCATGCTGAAAAGAAGCGACAAGAGCGCCAGCAAATAGCGAGCAATATCGCACGCATGAATCTGAGAAATTCAGACAAGCAATTTACTTATGATGTAGAACCACCTGTGGGACTCGCAAAAGGTGTAGAAGAAGGAGTTTAAAATGGTAACAATCAATAAACTAGAAATCGAAAACGTCAAACGCGTTAAAGCGGTCAAATTAGAGCCATCAGCGACTGGTTTAACCATTGTCGGTGGAAATAACAATCAGGGGAAAACAAGCGTGCTGGACGCGATTGCTTGGGCGTTGGGTGGTAACAAGTACAAGCCTAGCCAAGCTCAGAGAGAAGGCAGTACAATTCCGCCTAGCTTAAAAATCACGCTATCAAATGGCTTGATTGTGGAGCGTAGTGGAAAGAACAGTACTCTCAAGGTCATCGACCCGAGTGGCAACAAGGCTGGTCAAAACTTGCTGGATAGCTTCGTGGAAGAGCTGGCTATCAATTTACCAAAATTCATGGAGCAGACTAGTAAAGAAAAGGCTAAAACTCTGTTGCAGATTATCGGAGTTGGTCCGCAGTTGGCTGAACTGGAAATGCAAGAAAAGGCCAAGTATGACGAGCGTCACGCAATCGGTGTGATTGCTGACCAGAAGGAGAAGTTCGCAAAAGAACAACCTTACTATCCAGATGCACCGAAGGAACTCGTTTCGATTGCGGAATTGATTCAGCAGCAACAGGTTATCCTTGCCAAGAACGGCGAGAATGCTCGTAAACGTCAGAACTTGGTATCTATCCAGAATCAATATGACTCAGCAGCTGCAGAGGTTGAGCGATTGGAGCAATTGCTGGCCGATGCCAAAGAAAAAGAAAGTCAGTTAGCTCAAGACTTGGCTATCGCGAATACCGATGCTATGGATCTTCTCGATGAATCAACTGAGGAGATTGAAAACAACATCGCAGAGATTGACGAAATCAATCGTAAAGTTCGAGCTAATTTGGACAAGGATAAAGCAGAAGAAGATGCTAAGGGTTATCGCGAGCAATACAAGGAACTTGATAATGTGATTGCTGATATCCGCAAGCAGAAGACAGGCTTGCTCACCAATGCAGACTTGCCGTTGCCAGGCTTATCCGTGGATGATGGTGAACTGCTCTATCTTGGCCAGCGCTGGGATAATATGTCTGGTAGTCAGCAACTACAGGTAGCGACTGCAATCGTGCGTAAATTGAAACCAGAGTGTGGCTTTGTGTTAATTGACAAGCTGGAGCAAATGGATCAGCTGACTTTGCAAGAATTCGGTGCTTGGCTTGAGCAAGAAGGCTTGCAAGCAATCGCGACACGAGTATCAACAGGAGAGGAATGTAGCATCCTGATTGAAGACGGGTATAGCGTTAAGCCAGGGGTGGCACAAGTACCTAAAACATGGCAAGGAGGATTTTAAAATATGCAAATCACAAGAGGAAAACGAGCACGAGCTCAAAAGGTAGTTATCTACGGTCCGGAAGGAATTGGCAAATCAACGTTTGCTGCTGAATTTCCAAATGCTGTCTTCATCGACACGGAAGGTTCGACAGATAACATGGATGTAGCTAGATTAGACAAGCCGACCAGCTGGACCATGCTCATCAATGAGATTGCTTTTATTAAGGCAAATCCGACTGAGTGCGGGACACTCGTCATTGATACGATTGACTGGGCAGAAGCTTTGGCAGTTAATTACATCTGTTCGCAACATGGCAAGCAAGGGATTGAAGATTTTGGTTGGGGTAAAGGTTATACCTATGTTCAGGAAGAAATAGGGCGTTTCTTAAATCTCTTATCTGACCTAGTTGATATGGGTATCAATGTAGTATTGACTGCGCACGCTCAAATCAAGAAATTTGAACAGCCAGACGAAATGGGGTCTTATGACCGTTACGAGTTGAAACTTGGTCAAAAGGCAGGCTCTAAGACTGCTCCACTCGTAAAAGAATGGGCAGATATGGTTCTATTTGCCAATTACAAGACCTTGGTCATGACGACTGATAACGGCAAGAAGAAGGCTCAAGGCGGTGAGCGTGTGATATATACCAATCATCGCCCAGCGTGGGATGCCAAGAACCGACATGGATTACCTGATGAAATGCCATTTCATTACGCTGGAATCGCTCATATCTTTGCAAGTCAGCAAACGCAACCTATTCCACAAAAACCTCCAGTAGCTCCAGCACCTCAGCAGACCGTACAGCAAACTCCTGAGCAAGTTCAAGAAGAATTGCCTCTCGATATGTCACAGGTGGCTGAAAAACCACAAAATGAAGCTCCTAGCACACCACAGGCAACGCCTACACAATATCACACGAACTTGCCAAAGAGTTTAACAGATCTCATGGCTCAAGGAAACGTGACAGAAGAAGAACTTCAAAAGGTAGCATACATTCGCGGGCATTTTCCACTAGGGACTCCTATCGAAAGTTTCCCAACTGACTACTGGGATATGATTGTCGCTCATTGGCAAGCAACTGTGGAAGTAATTGAAAATCAAGTTAGAAAAGAACCAGAATTGCCCTTTACGGTGTAGATTTTGGGAATTAGAAATCATAGCGAGATATAACAAGAGGTATCTATGAAAGATAAAACAATTAAAATCGACTTATCGAAAATTGCAAATACAGCCTTACAAGAGAAGGTTGACAAAGAACTTGAAAAAGTCCTTGATAACATTTTAGATCCAAATACGGAAGCTAAGGCAACTCGTAAGGTTACTATCATACTAACGATGTCAACAGATGATGAACGTACTGTCGTAAAGACAGGCATGGAAGTCAAATCTACTCTAGCACCACAGAAAGGTGTTGCAACAACTGTTATTGTCGGTCGTGATGATGCTGGTAAAATCCACGCTAATGAACTTAAAAGTGGTATCCCTGGGCAAACTTACTTTGATGACAATGGTGATATGAGAACAGATACTGGGGAACTCATCGAAAAAGTCGAACAACAAAATACAAATATTATTGATTACAACAAAAAGAAAGCAGGTAACTAACCATGACAGAAAATCTTAAAGAAGCATTATCTTATGCAGTTGAGTTAGCAGATAAAGAAAATAAAATTATTTCTTCATCAAATGGCAAGGAATATTTTGACATCAACAAGCATGACTTCAGAGAGCTTAGACCTCGCAAATACGCGCCGACTCTTGAACTTCAAACACTCAAAAGTTTAGTTGACTATCTCAAATCAGATAACGACTTTATCGGTGGCCGTAGACTTGTAGTGGTGGTAGAAAGTTATCAAAGAGTTTCCGTGTATGATCAAGTCGATGTTGAATATGGCAAACGTCCTCAACTTGTATCTGTAAAGGCAACTGTTCCAGTTATTCCCTTTAGTAATTGGTGTAATCAGGAAGAGTTTAATATTATGTTGCAATCTATGTTTATCAATGATGCAGATCGTAATCTAGTTTTGGATTTTGCTAGTCACTTAAAAATCGAAAAAGGGGCAGAGGCTCAAGATAACGGCGTTACACAAACGGTGACTGTTCGTGATGGTGTAGCAAGTCTAGCACAGGCTAAGACTCCAAATCCAGTAACCTTACGACCATATCGTACCTTTAATGAAGTAGAACAACCAGCAAGTCAGTTTGTATTCAGAGTTAACAAATCAGCGAATCTAGCTCTCTTTGAAGCGGACGGGGGCAAATGGAAATTAGATGCTGTTAAAAACATCTCAGATTATTTAAAAACAGAACTTGCAAACAACGATAAAATCACAATTTTAGCATAAGGAGAAAAACAACATGACACAACAATACAACAACTTTGATCGCGAATTTGGATGGGAAGATACGATTGAAAAAGACTCGGAATACGTCCTATTACCTGATGGATTGTACTATTTTACAGTCGTTGGCATGGAACGTACACGACACACACCGAATCCACAAAATCCCGGAAAATTGCCAGCGTGTAACAAGGCTATCGTCAGCATTAAGATTGTAGCTAACGAAGGCGAAACTGAATTGCGTCACAATCTATTCCTGCACAGCTCAACTGAAGGAATGTTATCTGCTTTCTTTGCTGCAATTGGCCAAAAGAAAAAAGGTGAACCACTTCGCATGAACTGGAACACCATCATCGGTGCAACTGGTGTATGTAAAGTCGGAACTCGACAGTACAAGGAAAATAATTATAACGAAGTTAAGTCCATGCTCTATCCTGAAGATGTGGACTATACAAAAGTGTTGAATCAACAACCAGGACAAGCTACACAAGGAAGCTACCAGCAACCGCAACAACCGAATTTTGTGCAACAACCACAAGGACAAGCTGGATACCAAGCTGGACAATTCTAGGAGGTAAGGGATGCAATTAAGACCTTATCAACAGGAAGCACGGGAAGCTGTTCAAGCTGAATGGGCTAAAGGTCGCAAGCGCACGCTCTTAGTATTGCCAACAGGATGCGGAAAGACGATTGTGTTTTCCAAAATCATTGAAGACCAAGTGAGAAAGGGCAAGCGTGCGCTTGTCCTTGCTCATAGGTCTGAGTTGTTAGAGCAGGCTAGCGACAAGCTCAAGACTGCGACAGGTCTTGGCACAGCCTTAGAGAAAGCAGAAAATACCTCTATCGGTTCTTGGTATCGGGTCGTCGTCGGTTCAGTTCAGACCATGCAGAGAGAGAAGCGACTTAGTCAATTTCCTCCTGATTGGTTTGATACGATTGTAGTCGACGAAGCCCACCACGCCATTTCAGACGGCTATCAGCGTGTCCTTGGCTACTTCGAGCAGTCTGACGTCCTCGGGGTGACAGCAACCCCAGACCGCGGAGATATGAAGAACCTCGGTTCTTACTTCGACAGTCTCGCTTACGAATATTCGCTGGTACAAGCTATTCAAGAAGGCTACCTATCGAAAATCAAGGCTTTAACAATTCCGCTCAGCTTGGATTTATCAAACGTCAGTATGTCAGCTGGCGATTTCAAAGCGAGCGATGTCGGAACGGCACTGGATCCATACCTGGAACAGATAGCGGACGAAATGGTCAAGCAATGTGCAGACCGCAAGACAGTCGTATTCTTGCCTTTAGTAAAAACCTCGCAGAAGTTTCGAGATATTCTAAACGCAAAAGGTTTTCGCGCTGCTGAGGTAAATGGAGAGTCCAAGGACCGTGCCGAAGTCTTAGAAGACTTCGAGAATGACCGCTACAACGTTCTTTGTAACTCTATGCTCTTGACTGAAGGCTGGGATTGCCCGTCAGTGGATTGTGTAGTAGTGCTAAGACCTACTAAGGTACGTGCCTTATATAGCCAGATGGTGGGGCGTGGTACTCGTTTACATCCAGGAAAGGAAGAATTACTTTTGCTAGACTTCCTCTGGCATACAGAACGCCACGAGCTATGCCGTCCAGCTCATTTAATCTGTGAGACTCCAGAAGTCGCTCAGAAAATGGTTGAGAACATGGAAGAGCAAACTGGTGTAATGCTTGACCTTGAAGATATGGAAGTCAAGGCAACTGAGGACGTCGTCGCACAGCGTGAAGAAGCTTTGGCAAAACAGCTGGAAGAAATGCGCAAGCGTAAACGCAAACTAGTAGATCCGTTGCAATTTGAAATGTCTATCCATGCTGAAGATTTGTCAAACTACGTACCTAACTTTGGATGGGAGATGGCACCTGCTAGTGATAAGCAAATTAAAGCTCTTGAGAAATACGGCATACTTCCTGACGAAATCGCGAATGCTGGAAAGGCTGCTTTATATTTAGATAGATTGCACAAGCGACAAGCGGAAGGTTTAACAACACCTAAACAAATCAGATTACTTGAAAGATACGGTTTCAAAGGTGTGGGAATGTGGCCATTCGAAGAAGCTAAAAATATGATTAATCGCATAGCGGCTAATGGTTGGAGAGTTCCGACAAGCGTACGACCAGCTGAATATGTACTAAATTAAGAAGGAGGAGATAGTGGCAGAGAATGATTTTAATTTGTTGCCGTTGCTGGATTACATCAATCCTGCCACGGTAGATTATCAGACGTGGGTCAATGTCGGTATGGCTCTTAAACATGAAGGATATACAGCATCCGACTGGGATAACTGGTCACAAAATGATAGTCGATACAAGAAATTTGAGTGCTTCAAGAAATGGGATACTTTCAACGAACAAGCCGGAACTATCGTAACAGGTGCCACGATTACCCAACTTGCTAAAGAAAATGGCTGGGTGTCGCAATCCAGCTATGATAGCGAGAACGCGCATGAGTTAGGCTGGACAGATACAATAGATCGTGATTATCGTGTGATTGACAAAGATTGGATTGAAGGTAAGGAAATCCACGAACCGACTATTTGGAATCCGGTTCAGGAGATTATCAAATACCTTGAAACACTCTTCGAGGCTAGCGAAAACGTTGGTTATGTGACTGAATGTTATCCAAAGACTGACGATGAAACAGGCGAGATTGTCAAATGGCTGCCAACTAAGGGAGCTTATGACCGTACTGCTGGGCAATTGATTGAAGCACTCAGTAAATGTAATGGTGATATTGGTGCAGTGCTAGGTGATTATCACGAAGAAGCCGGCGCATGGGTTCGATTCAATCCAATGGACGGTAAAGGTGCAAAAAATGAAAACGTGACAGATTTCAGATATGCCCTGGTCGAATCCGACAGTATGCCAATCGATAAGCAGAACGCCATTTACAAAGAACTTGAATTGCCGATTGTTGCCTTGGTGCATAGCGGAAACAAGTCACTACATGCCATCGTCAAAGTAGATGCCAAGAATTACGAAGAATACCGTAATAGGGTTGATTATCTTTATAAGATTTGTCAAAAGAACGGCATTATCGTCGATACACAGAATCGGAATCCAAGTAGACTATCTCGTATGCCTGGGTTCATCCGTAATGGACAGAAGCAATTCTTGGTAGATACGAATATTGGTAAGACCGATTGGGATGAGTGGTATCAATACATCGAAGATTTGAATGACGACCTGCCGGATCCAGAAGGATTGGCCGATAGCTGGGATAATTTGCCAGAGTTGGCACCCGAGTTGATTAAAGGCGTTCTTCGTCAAGGTCATAAGATGTTGATTGCTGGACCATCAAAAGCTGGTAAGTCATTCGCTTTAATTGAAATGTCAATTGCAATTGCTGAAGGCAAAAAATGGCTAGGCTGGGATTGTACTCAGGGGCGTGTATTATACGTCAATCTGGAGCTAGACCGTCCGTCTGCTTTACATCGCTTCCGTGATGTTTATCAGGCTATGGGATTGCCACCACAGAACATCAGTAACATTGATATCTGGAATCTGCGTGGAAAGACCGTACCAATGGATAAGCTAGCGCCCAAACTTATTCGTCGAGCTTTGAAGAAAAACTATATCGCAGTTATCATTGACCCGATTTATAAAGTTCTGACTGGTGACGAGAACAGCGCAGACCAGATGGCGCACTTTACCAATCAATTCGACAAAGTGGCCACAGAGCTGGGTTCTAGTGTTATCTACTGCCATCACCACTCTAAAGGAGCTCAAGGTGGCAAGAAATCTATGGACCGCGCTAGTGGTTCTGGTGTATTTGCTCGAGACCCTGACGCGCTCATCGACTTAGTAGAGCTAGAAGTGTCGGAAGAATTGCTTACTCAAAGACTGAATCAAGCAGCGTGCGAAGTGTACAAGCAGGCCTTGCAAGAGCGAAATAATGCCTATTACCAGCAAAATGTCGGCTTAGATGATCTATTAAGTACAGCGCAGATGAGAACGCACTTTGAAAAAGGCATCCCTGATGTCATGGCTCGAGCGTCCTACACGGACAAGCTCGAAGAAGCTCGCAACAAGATTCAGATAGCAACTGCATGGCGAGTCGAAGGTACGCTTCGAGAGTTTGCTAAGTTCAAGCCAGTGAACATGTGGTTTAGCTATCCAGTGCATGCGCTCGATGAAACAGGCGTGCTTGCGGATATTAAGCTGGACGATGATAAGCCAGGGTGGATGAAAGCTAAAGAAACTCGCAAAAAGAACGCGAAGGAAGATAAAAAGCAAAAACTCATAGAGTTTGATGAAGCTATCGAAAACGCGAATTTTGGCGAGCCTCCCTCAAAAGAAGACGTAGCTGAATATTTAGGAATTTCTGTAAAAACAGTTACTCGCAGATTGAATTCATCCAAAAAATATTGGTTCGACAAGAACTCAAATTCAATAAAAGAAAAAGGACAAGACCATAAAAACGTGGTCGTGTCCGAATAAGACAACACCATAAATTCATGGTTGTGTCTTTGTCTCGAAAAGGACAGACAAGACCATAAAAACGTGGTCGTGTCCGAATAAGACAACACCATAAATTCATGGTTGTGTCTTTGTCTCGAAAAGGACAGACAAGACCATAAAAACGTGGTCGTGTCCGGGACAGCCACCTATATATTATATATATAGATAATGTCCTGTCGTCCATCATGTCCATACCTGTATAGACAGGGTTGCTTAAAATGCACCCTGTCATATACAAGGTCCATGGACTAAAAGCGAAATTTAAAAAGAAAAGGAGCGCATTTATAAAAATGGTAATTGAATTCTTTTTACCGATGCAAAAAATCCCGACAACAACTCACCAGCAAAAAAAGGTAAATGCCAGATTTGGTAAGCCGATTTTTTATGAACCAGAGGATCTAAAAAATGCCAGAGCGAAATTTGAGAGCTTGCTTGCCCAGTATGTTCCTCCTGATAAATTTAAAGGAGCGATTCGTCTGACGGTTAAGTGGTGTTTCCCTCGTATCAAGAAAAGTTACGATGGCCAGTACAAGACTACAAAGCCGGATACAGATAATTTACAGAAGTTGCTCAAGGATTGCATGACGAAACTTGGATACTGGCAAGACGATGCCCAAGTGGCCAGCGAGATTGCTGAGAAGTTCTGGGCAGACACAGTCGGGATCTATATCAAGATTGAGGAATTGCCATGAGAATTGATTACATCGATTTCTTTAGCAGAGTTATTCCTGAATGGATGGCACGCAGTAATAAGAAGAGTCAAGAAGTCGGTTTTGGCACGGACGCTTATTGGCTATGGGCAGTAACTACGATTGGCGAAATTTGTAAGCAATACAATGATGATTCACTAGTGACGGAACAGTTTGGCCTACTCTTCAACTGGCTAGAAAAACAAGCAGGATAAGCCATGGAATATAGCAAACAGACAGTCATTGAAGGACTGAAACGCACAATCGAGCAAAACGAAGGGAAGATAATCGAGTATTCGAAGCCGTGCGATTCACGGAAGAGACGAATTAGGGCGTTGGAGCGTGATTTGTTGAAGAAAAAGAATAAAGAATTGAGGAAGAAAATAAAGGAGTTGGAAGATGAATAAGCAGGAATTGATTAAAGAATTTGAAGAAATCGGGATTCATGGTTTGAATATGTTTGGAACTGTAGTCAAAGGCATTCCGACCAAAACTGCAATTGATCTAATCAAACAACTAGACGAGCCAGAAAAAGTCAAAGTTCCGCAGTTTGTGGATGATGTGATTGAGGGTGCAAGAGAACATAGTCCAGAACTAGAGGATGCGTTGCATTATGCTTGTAGCAATGGAAGCTGGGAATTTACAGAATGGTATCAAAAGAAATCCAACAGAGATCTCTTCGCCCGTGCATGGCTGGATGGATACGAGGTCGAGAAAGAGAAACGGTATTATGTAAGATTTAAATGGATTGAAGAAGCATATAGTTACTTAACCTTTATTAAACGCTTTGACGCTTGGACGTTAAAGAATATAACACTAGATAAAAAATTTCGTATAGCACACACCCGCAAACAACTAGAAGATGCGGATTTCGGCTGGGTATTCGATTGCCCAGGTATTGAGATTGAGGAGGTGGAGGGATGTTTGAAAGCGTAGTTGTAGATATGGTCACGAACAATGGTTTGGTTGAAGAATTTATAGATATTGACGAAGTGGCTTATGTAGATTTTGATAAAGAGTTAATATGTTTTAAAGCGCATGATGCTCTAATTCCGCGGATGATACCAGTGACTAGAAGTTCATTGCTTCGAGTTAAAAAGGCTTTGTTTTATAAAAGTATATAAAAATATTTATGAGGTGCAACATGAAACGACCAAACAGATACCCTTACACACGAAGTCAATGGGTTGAAGAAACTGTTAATCACTATACGTATAAAAGCGATATTTGCTATACAAGTCACATTTTAGAAAATAGACTTACTGGAGAAATAAAGGCTAAGGAGGTTGAGCGATGAATGAGCAAAACATTTTAGAGACACAATTGATTTTAGGTAAGCAAGTTTTAGAGATTGTCTTGGATTTGCTAAAAAACGACTCAAAAACAGGGGTAGTTTTGCCTTTAAATATAAACGATCATGATTTTACTATCACGGTTGAGAAGGAGGTCACAGATTGAAACGATTCATAGCTATCTGGATCTTGCTATCTGCTGGATTGAACATCTGGCAGATGGACAGGATTCGAGATTTGGAAGAGAAGAAGCCTATGATTGTCTATAAAGCTGATAGCGCAGGCGCTGAGGTATTTGGCAAGGTTGTCGAGAAAGGACGACATGGTAAGTTATACACGCTTACGATTCGCGACTACGGGGTGTTCGTGGTTACAAAGGACGTGTATGAAAAAGTAAAAGTTGGGGATGAGGTAATGTTGTGAAATTATTTCTTCACGAAGATTGTATGGACGTCATGAAAAGCTATCCTGACAACTATTTTGATTTAGCTATTGTCGATCCGCCATATTTTTCTGGTCCAGAAAAAAGAAAATACTATGGTCGAAAAGTCAGTCCGATTGGTGTCAATAGACTGTATGGCAAAACATCAGAGTGGCAAATTCCAAACAGAGATTATTTTGATGAACTTTTTAGAGTTTCAAAAAACCAAATTATTTGGGGTGTGAACTACTTCGATTACTCTTGTGGGCCTGGCCGTATCGTTTGGGACAAAGTTAATGGCAAGTCAAGTTTCTCGGATTGTGAGATAGCATACTGCAGTTTACATGACAGCACACGCTTATTTCGATATATGTGGAATGGTATGATGCAAGGAAAGTCGATATCTGAAGGCCATGTCCAGCAAGGAAATAAGGCCTTAAATGAGGTTAGAATCCATCCGACACAAAAACCAATCAATCTTTATCTTTGGTTACTTCAAACTTACGCAAAAGACGGAGACAAGATTCTTGATACTCATGTTGGTTCAGCAAGTAGTTTAATTGCTTGTCAGGAGTTAGGTTTTGAGTATGTAGGTTGCGAGTTAGATAGAGACATCTTCAATATTGCTAAACAGAGACTTGATGTTTACGAGAAGAAAATAAAATTATTTTAGGAGTTATCATGAAAACAATAGAAAAAGTCAAACAATGGTTTATAGATCGTGATTTAAAAAACGGTGGACGGTTAGACAAACAATCTTTGAAACTCATTGAGGAATTTGGAGAACTATGCGCAGGTTATCTCAAGAAGAATGAGCAATTGACCAAGGACAGTATCGGAGATTGTGCGGTCGTGATTGTCGGTCTGGCCTTGCTGATTAAAGAGGATGTGCATAAGATTTTTGAGGGATTAAATCCCGTTGAAGAAGTAGATGTAATGAAATGTTTTAAAGGCTTAAATTTAAACATTTGTGCAATTCTATCGTATAGCGATAGAAGATACGATGGAATATTTCGTTATGATTTAATATTCGCGGTTGAATATCTAAAATCAATCAGCAATGCTCTCGGTTATAACTTCGAGGAGTGTTTTGAACTGGCATACCAAGAAATTAAAGACCGCAAGGGCAAATGGATTGACGGTACTTTTGTCAAAGAGGAGGATTTATAAAATGAAAAAACTGGGAATTATTATTGGGGCGGTATTTGTAATCGTTGTATCGCCATTTGTAGTTCAGTATGGATGGAATGAAATTATCACAACGATTGTTCCAGTTGATAAAATTACAGTATGGCAAGCATTGGGGATGGATGCACTACTATCTTTCATCTGGCCTGTGTTATCCAGCAAAAAAGAATCTGAAGAGGATTATTCAAATGCTGTAAAAAGTAGCATTTCAAAAATCATTACATGTTCATTTTTGATATGGTTAGCTAGCTTGTTTATTTAAGGAGGATTTAACATGACACCAAAATTTAGAGCGTGGCTAAAGAAAGAACAGAAAATGGATAATGATGTCGATTATATCAGTTGGCTTGAGGATGAACTATACTGTATTGGAGATGGAATTACTTATATGGTTTCGGCAGAAGATTTAGTACTCATGCAATCAACAGGACTCAAAGATAAGAACGGCAAGGAAATCTTTGAGGGGGATGTACTTGAAATCCAAGGCATAAAAATGATTGTAAAATTCGGAAACTATAAATACCTTGAAACATCTAAGAACAACGGCCATATACTTGGTGTATTACATGATGGCCTAGGATTTTATGTTGAATGTATTAATGCCGCTGATCCAGACAATATTAGTCCTTTTGAGCCAGAAACGCTTAAAAACAGTCAAATCATCGGTAACGTCTATGAAAACAGAGAGCTTTTGGAGGATTTGGGATGAGACCGAAAAGATACCCTTTCAGTGGTGCTAAAAAAGAGAGTGAAGCTAAGAAAATATCGTTAATGCTTAAAAAAGTCGATGAATCAGACTTGAAAGGAAGTGTTTGTGCTGAACCTCTCCCTATTTATAGTAAAACAAGAGTCCGTGTAGAGATAGAGGGTTATGGAAAGAAAATCATAACCGAATTTAAAACAGATGATATGGATTTTTCCAAAAAAGCTTCATTCTTTAAGAGGGCATTATTCAAAAGAGCTGAAATGATGTCTCAGTTTGATTTTAGAGAAATGCCAGTTGAAGAATGGAATCGAATAACCTTAGAATTATTGGAGGCTATCAAATGAACCTAGAAATAATGGACAACATAAACAAACCAAGCCACTACCAAGGAAGATACGGCATGGAATCTATCGATGCTTTAAGAAACTTCATGACAGACGAGCAATTGAAAGGTTTTTTTATGGGTAACAGCTTGAAGTACATACTACGACACCAGAAGAAAAACGGTCTGGAAGACCTGAAGAAAGCACGTAAGAACCTTGATTGGCTGATTGAGGAATTAGAGAAGAACTAAAAAAGCCCAATCCATAAGGACTAGGCTTCAAAGATGAAGTTGTAGAGTTGGACAACCTTCTGAAAACTGGTTGTATCCATGGTTGTGATTTTTTGAGCCTTGCGCTCTCTAAAGTCAAAAGTATAGAGTTGGAGTGGATTGACAGAGCCATCTACCTTATTGGAACGCACAGGAACGAGCAGGCCTTGTTCTTCTAGTCTGCTTTGACCGTGTGTAATAGGGCATACAGCCACAAATCCAGTCCGCTCCGAATACTCTCTACGGGAGACGACAATAGCAGGACGGCGCTTCTGAATCTCACGTCCAACAGACGGGTCAAAGTCAATCCAGATGATGTCCTGTTTTTCTGGGATGTAATCATATTTCGCTGTCAAGGAATCTTACCCCCTCAAAGTCATCTTCCATGCGTAGATCTGCATCGCCGCTAAATGGGTCTGGAATTTTTGGAGCTAGGACAATGACATTATCTACACCCTTGTAGACAAACATTTCCTGACCTTCTGGAACATTGAGTGTTTTTGGAATGGTCACAGTGACAGAGTTCCCAACCTTACGAGTTTTAACAGTATTCATTTGTTTCTCCTTTATTTTGTATACATACAGTATACACCTAAAAAGGGAGCAAGGCAAGAAAAAAGCCAGCACAGCTGACTTCTCGTGTTATAGTTTCGCATAACTATTATATCATGAGGAGGAGTTCGTGTGCAAATAGAGTTATTGGATATCATTGACGAAAAGAAGACCAGAAAGGAAGCTATCAAAGTCCTAAAAAAATACAGTCGTCTGAGACGGATAGCTGGAGAAGAATACGCTCCGAAAATAACAATATCCTACTCACTTGAACCAAGATCATCAAGTGGTCAGACAAGTAAGCAGGTAGAGAGCATGGTCGTGCGTAGAGTATCAGCTCAGCAGGACCTAGAACTAATCGCTAAAGCAATCAACAATCTTTCTGATATGGAATACACACGTATCCTAATCGAACGATATTGCAGGAAGAAAAGAAGGGAAGACTACAGTATTTATTCAGAACTAGGCTACTCATCTAGTGAGTATTATCGGATATTGAACAAAGCTCTATTAGAGTTTGCAGAGTCCTATCAAGCAAGCAACCTTTTAGTCTACAAGTGATTTCTGGGAAAATCTTGGGAAAAATCTGGGAAAATCTTGGGAGAATTGGAACGGAAAAAGGTGCTAAAATAGTATTATCCAATGATTGGCAACGAACAGTCATGAGGACTCCTAAAAATATAGAGGCTTCGGCCTCTTAGACAGTAAGGACAGGTTAGCAGGTTGTTTGGGTCTCCTTTAATTTTTTTACCAAGCGTGCGTTTTACTGCTAGACCAGCTGGTTCGATTCCAGCTGCTGTCATTTGAGTGTTTGTGTCCCAGAATGGGGTAGGCAGTAGGCTTAGCATTCATATATCACTCATTAACTTAAAAATGGTTGCAGAAGCGACCGAACCTCGCATGGTTGCGTAGCTACTTATATCCCGGGTAAGTTATAAGCTAGAGGGTTTGATTCCCTCAGAGGTTGTAAAGACTACAAAAAAATAAATCAGAAAATTGATTTCTAATTAACACGCAAGGTTGTAGTCGCCTTGCAGAAAGGTCGCACATCGTGTGGCTTTTTTATTATTTGAAAAGGTGGTGATGGAAAATAAACGAGAGACAGAAACATTTCGCTGATGAGTACATCATCAGTAGAAACGCAACACAATCCGCTATTAAGGTGGGGTACTCAGAGAAAACGGCATATAGCATAGGACAAAGATTGTTGAAAAATGTTGAGATTTCTGAATACATCAAAAAACGTACAGAAGAACTTTTTGATGAACGTTCAATGTCAATCGCAGAAGCCTTGGCACTCTCTGCTAGTATTGCTAGAGGGGAAACTCAACAAGGGTATTCTAAAAAAACTGTAAAGACCGCTGAAGGTGTGGAGGTATCGGAAACGACTTATGAATTTACTCCGACGATCGAGGAAAGACAACGCTCTATAGACCACATATTCAGAGTGAATGGCGCGTATTTAGAGAGAAAAGAAATCGAAATGTCTTCAGCTGTTCAATTCGTTGATGATATAGGAGTTGGCGATGAAGCGTAGAATGAGTGAATTTATCCCAAAGGCTTTTTATCCTATGTGGCGTGCAGCGTTTGACCCTAAAATCTTACATGTAGTTGAAAAAGGTGGGCGTGGTTCTGGTAAGTCAAGCGACCTCGGGCACACTATCATTCAACTGATTATGCGCTATCCAGTCAATGCCGTGTGTATTCGTAAGACAGATAATACCCTAGAACAATCGGTTTACGAGCAATTGAAATGGGCAATTAGCGAGCAAGGTGTCGGTCATTTATTTAAGATTAATAAATCTCCTTTGAAGATAACCTATATCCCAAGAGGGAATTATATTATCTTCCGTGGTGCACAAGATCCAGAGCGTATCAAATCCTTGAAAGACAGCCGTTTTCCATTCGCAATCGGCTGGATTGAGGAGTTAGCTGAGTTTAAAACCGAAGATGAAGTAAAGACAATCACCAACTCACTCCTACGTGGAGAATTGGCTGACGGTCTTTTTTATAAATTCTTTTACTCTTACAACCCACCAAAAAGAAAACAGTCTTGGGTGAATAAGAAATACGAGAGCGTCATACAGCCTCCAAACACCCACGTACACCATTCAACTTACTTGGATAACCCATATATATCCCAAGCCTTTATAGAAGAAGCAGAGGCTACGAGAGAGCGCTCAGAGAAGCGTTACCGTTGGGAGTATTTGGGGGAGGCTATTGGTTCGGGTGTGGCACCGTTTGAAAATTTGGTATTCCGAAAGATTACAGACGAGGAGATAGCAAGGTTCGATAACATTCGGCAAGGAAATGACTTTGGTTATGCTAACGACCCTTTGGCTTTTGTAAGATGGCATTACGACAAGAAGAAGCGTGTTATCTATGCTATCGATGAGATTTACGGCGTGAAAATTAGTAACCGTGAATTGGCTGAAAGAATCCGCGAGAAAGGCTATCAATCTCAGATGATAACCTGTGATAGCGCAGAACCTAAATCGATTGATGAATTAAAACTGCAGCTGAATATTCCACTCGTCCAAGGTGCTAAGAAAGGTCCTGATAGTCGTGAGTATGGAGAACGCTGGTTGGATGATTTAGATGCCATTGTGATAGATCCAGAACGTACACCGAATATTGCAAGAGAGTTCGAAAGTGCCGACTATGCAGTTGACCGTGATGGAAATCCCAAACCCAAGCTAGAAGAAGTAAATGACCACACAATCGACGCAACTAGATATGCGTTTGAAGACGATATGAGACAGCCAGGAATATCATTCTGGTAGGAGAAGGAGAAATGTTGAGTAATTGGTTTAAATGGTTAATCAGGCGGTTGTTGATTAAGAATACAACCCAAAATGAAATACTAGAGATTGAGATAAAAGAACATCAGGCATCTGAGAAAGTAAGCACGATGAAAGAGGCTTACGAATATTACCGAAACCAAACGGATATTCGAAAGAAAAAAGTAGATGTTGACTGGCGGACGAACTCAAGGATTGAATTGGGTTTGTTTAAGAAGCTGGTAGACCAGAAGGTTGGGTATTTGTTTTCTAAACAACCTACTATCTCTCTTGAAGGAGAAGAATCACAAGACTTTTTAGACAGCGTGTTTGATGAGGATCTTTTATCTACGATTAAATCACTCGGTAAGGAAGCGGTGATGAAAGGGATAGCTTATGGTTTGCCTTATTACGACGAGAACGGCCGTCTACGCTTGTTTAAAATCCCAAGTGAACAGATTATCCCTTTTTGGAAAGACGAGCGTCATTTGGAATTATCTGCCTTTGTACGCGTCTATAATCAAGCGGTCTACGAAAGTGGAGTAAAGAAGACTAAAACCTTTGTAGAATACTACGACGAGCAAGGAATTACAGACTATATCTGGACAGGTTCACACCTTGAACTAAATCCACTTTCTAAAGAGACCAAGGGGAATTTTTATTACGTCAACGCAGACGGTACACGGATTCCTTATACTTGGGAGAAAGTACCTCTGATTCCATTCCGCTACAACGAGTATGAGGACGGTCTTTTAGTCCAAACCAAGTCTCTGATTGATAATATTCAACTTCAAATGTCTACTAATGCTGATATGTTGGCAGATATGCCGAAGTTGATTTATGTTTTGAAAAACTATCAGGGCGCAGACCTGGGCGAGTTTATGAATAATCTGAATAAGTTCCGCTCTATCAAGGTTTCTAGTGATGGTGGTGTAGATACCCTACAAGCAGACAATGATACTGGCGGAGTTGAAGCAGATATTGAACGCTCTCGTAAGTTCTTGTATGAGGCTGCACGAGCCATTGATACCCAAGATGATAATCTAGGCAATGCAAGTGGCCAAGCTCTTAAATGGCGCTATACAGACCTTGATTTGGACTGTAATGAGCTAGAAAATGAGTTCCAAAAGGGTATCAAGCAATTCCTTTGGTTTGTAGAACAGTATGCAGCCAACAAAGGGGTAGCATTTGACGCATCTAAATTTACTTATGTCTTTAACCGTGACATCATTTCAAATGAGTCTGAAGCTATTCAAGATTGTGTAAACTCAATCGGTATCTTAGACGACCTAAGTATTCGTGAACAACATCCATGGTATCAACCAGAGGTTGAGAAACGATTGAAAGAACAACAGGAACAAGGACAAGATCCATACTCTCAGACTAATTTCAAAAAGGTAGATGAAGATCATGACAACCGAGAACAAGAAAAAGATAGATGAGTATTGGACTGAGCGTGCTTTACAACAGGAACAAAACGCTCAGATAGTTGCTGATAGGTATATGGCCCAGATTGGCCAATCCTTAGCAGATTATAAACACCAGCTGGTTTCTGAGATTGAGAAGTTCTATGCCAGGTATGCAGTTGATAATAAAATGACTCACGCAGAGGCCAAGCAATATCTGACGGATAAAGAGCGTAGAGAGTTTAAGCATGTAACCCTTGAAAGGTTCCGTGAAATGGCTTTAAATCCTGACACACCGACACCACTGTTGGATGCTTTGAGCTATCGCCATCGAATCAGTCGCAAAGAGGCTTTGCTTGCTGAAATTGAGCGTCTGACGGCTGAACTATACGGAAAGCCAGACGGCATACATGACAAGGTTACAGAGGCTCTTAGTGACGTCTACATCAAAGGTAAAATCCATCAAGCTAAAAACTTGGCACATTTCGGAATCATCGAGAAACCAATATTGGGTGTCGATGCAGTTAAGCATAAGATGGCTAGTAACTGGAGTGGTAAAACATTCTCAACGAATGTGTGGGGGCATGATGCAGCTGTTTATAAAGCTATCAGCGATACAATCAATAAAGGTCTAACAGGTGGCTGGTCTATTGATAGAATGGTTAGGTCTCTTTCTGAGCGTACAGGGGTCGCTTATCATCGAGCTGACACGCTTGTCAGGACTGAGACGACCTTTTATAATAACCTTGCGACGCTAGATACTATTAAGGAATTAGGCGGTGACCACTACGAAATTGTAGCAGTCTTAGACAGTCGTACAAGTGAGATTTGCCAGTCAGAGAATCATAAGGTTTATCCTGTTAAGGAATACGAACCAGGGCGAACCGCACCGCCTTTTCATGTCCGTTGTCGTTCTACTATCAGGCCTGCAGTCAAATCTGATAAGAAAGGCAAGACTGATAAGACTGACAGGACAGAAGAAGCAGAACAGATTAGTCCGTATCTCGATATATTGCTAAACAATGCCCCTGTAAAAATGGCAAAAGAGAAACGTTCTCTGGACGAAATCTTTGCAGGATGGGAGCGTGAAGGGGAAGCGATTAAAGAAAAACTGTTTGCGAAAGACGGGGAAAAGGTGTATAATCAAGGTATGGAAGGTATGTATCGTAAAAAAACAATTGATCAGTCCAAAATGTCAAAGGCCTCTCAGGAGCAGATAAATCGTTTGTCTAGGAAATTTAGAAAAAGAGGCGGAGTATTTATTTCTGATGAAGATGCTATTGAATACCTTGATGAGAAAAAAGCAGAGGCTATTACTTTAGACCCATATACAATTTTAAAGAGAGACGAAATCTCCATATCTGCGCTCATTGAGGAGTTGGAGCACGCTGAACAATATTTGAGAAATGAAAATGATGGCACAGCTTTAAGTGTTGCGATAAATGAATTAAACGCCAAGAGAAAGTCGATTGAAGAAAGAGAACGATATAAGCTCCCTAAAATAGAAATTGATAGCGTCCGAAAGGACATAAAATACTATGAAAAAGAAGTCGAGAGGTTAACAAATGAAAATTTTAAGTTCTAAAAGATTTGGTCGTAGGTTAGTATTGACTTTGGAAGAAAATCTTCCTGATGATTTTACGAATAATTCTAAAATTTCCGTTGACGGTCATATATTTACAGACGCTCTTGTTGCGATGACTTCTGGAAAAAATTCACGTAATGTTCTTTCTGTTTTATTTGATGGAGTTTCTAATGTAGATGGGAAAGAACTAGTGATTTTGTAGATTGCTGGTTCAGGAGGCAAGCGAAAATGGCGAAGATTGATAAACAAATTATTACTATGCGTAAAATAGAAGATGGTACTGCTATGAGACAATATTCTGCCGTTAGTGGAGAATGTCAAGGTATTGCAACAGTTGATAAAACCACTTTAAAATATAGCTATACAGGAGATGATTTAGGACAATTCGCTTCGTTTGTAAAAGATACTTTAACTAAAAGTATTAAGCTGGGTAAAGAGTTGCCAGATAAATTTTCTTACGGTTTTGGATAAAGTGTTGAGGTTCTATCATGGAAGTAATGGCTATGCCTAGCAAAGAAGTTTTGATTTTTACAAAACAAATCCGCCACTGGATTATCGGCGATAAAACTATTTCAGGAAAGAAACAATTTATTTTCCGTGAGGATACTCCTGCTGAAATTTTAAAACTTTATCAAGATATAAAACCAAAACTTGAATTTGCTTATTAACAATAAAAAGCACCTAGAGAAATCTAAGTGCTTTTTTCGTACTCAGAAAGGAGTGAAAGATATGGAAGATTGGAAAGAAAGATTTAGAAAAGAATACTACGAATTGAGAGAACGATTCCAAAAGTTGGACAGGATGATTAGTCTATACGAAAAAGGACAGATAGAGTTCCAACCTAAATGTTCCATTGATTTGTTAAAAAGTCAGCGTTCAACCATGTTGAATTATTTAAAAATTCTAGAACAACGTGCAAAAATTGAAGAAATAAAATTATAAAACCTAACCGCATCGAAATCGAGGCGGTTTTCTTATGCTCTAACCGTATGGAATCCCGTACGGTTAAATTTATATGTTGGAGGTATTACCTTGAGGATGTATACAAAAATAGCACTAACAATTGCTGTAACCGTCATTACAACAAAGCTAGTGCTACACATAGAAGAACAGCGAAAAATCAGAGACTTACATAATTCAATTAATGAACTAATCGATAGTAAGAACTTCTGACAATACGCTATATATTAGACGTTTGGAAACTTCAATTGGATAACCTAGCTGGAGATAAGCAAATTCATCGGACTTTGACTTATCAGGATTATCAATATAATTTTCTTTTATTTCTTTAGCCATTTGATTGAAGATTTCTTGGCTTTTCTTAGAAATTAAAGTTTCCAATTCAGATTTTTTCATAATCTCACCTCCTTTTGTCTATTATACAACTAGGAAAGATTATAAACAATCGCCCTGAGCACGGCGTTAAAAGGCTTTTTTACTTTACCAAAATGTCGTGGTCGTTGCCACGTTAAACAAACGTACAGGAGGAAAAGAAATGAATCGTAAATTTTTGGAACAGTTAGGATTGACTGAAGAACAAGTTGAAGCAGTTATGTCTGAACATGGCAAATCAACGCAGGACTTACAAGCGAAGGTGTCTGCTGCAGAAGATAATGCCAAGGGCTTACAGGATCAGTTGAAAGAGCGTGACAAGGACATGAAACAGCTCAAACAAGACGCTGAGGGAAATGCTGACCTACAACAAAAATACTCAGACTTGGACAGCAAGTACAAGACACAACAGAAGGAACATGAACAACAACTCAAGACAATGCAGTTAGACCATGCTATTGAAATGCACTTGAGCGGTAAGGTTCATGACGCTGGAATCGTGTCTAGTCTACTAGATAAGTCTAAATTGGGATTAGGTGACAACGGAGCGGTGACTGGATTAGATGAACAGTTGACAGCTTTGAAGGAATCTAAAGGCTTTTTGTTTGCTCCAGAAAAGGCCGTAGAACCACATATCGCTGGTGCTAAGCCACAAGGGACAACACAAGAAGAAACAGTTGCTAACGACCTGACAACGCAGATGATTCATGCGTTTACGTCGGATTTATAATCAAAAATAGAAAAGAGGAACAGATATGCCAGCAACATTGAACTATGCAGAATCTTACCAACAAGGTTTGCAAAATCGTTATAGTGAAAACGGACTGTTATTCACTCAAAAACTTTGGAACTCTCCATCCAACACACTTTTGAAGTTCACAGGCGCTAAAGAAGTAAAAGTACCACGTCTTTTGATTAAGGAAGGACGCAAGGACCGTACACGTCGCACGATTACGAATATCGACGCTAACTATGAAAACCAATGGGAAACATATACATTGACTAATGAGCGTTACTGGTCAACACTAGTAGACCCATCAGATGTTGATGAAACTAACTATGTTACTTCCATTGCTAACATTACTAAAACGTTCAATGATACTGAAAAAGTTCCAGAAATGGATAAATTCATGGTATCTAAATTGTTCTCACGTAAGAAAGCACTGGATACAGAAAGTAAACAAATTAAGTCATTGAATTTGACTGAGGAAAACTTCCTTGCAACATTTGATGAATTGATGGAACAAATGGACGAAGCTGGAGTACCAGCAGAAGGCCGTGTTATTTTCTGTACACCAGCTGTTAAACGTATGATCAAAAACATCAAGGACTTTGGTCGTACAGTCAATATCCACGGTCAAGGCACGGTGATTGACCGTTCTATCGGTCGTTTGGACGATGTGACGATTGAACCAGCTATTCCATCTGATCGCATGAAGACCTTGTACAACTTCACAAATGGCGCTAAGGTTGACCCAACTGCTAAACAAATCCATTTCTTCTTGATTCATATTCCATGTATGGCAGCGCCACAAAAATATGAATTTGTAGGACTTGACGTACCAAGCGCTTCTTCAAGCGGTAACTACTTGTACTACGAACAATCTTACGATGATGTATTGCTATTCCAGACTAAACATGAAGGTCTAGCCTTTGTTGTCGCACCTTAAAGAGGAGGATAGAAAATGATAACAGTAAAGAAAGAAAATCGTGTCCTAGATATCGATGAACTAGAAAAAGCAACCTTCCTGGAAGATGGTTACGATGTGGTAAAAATCAAAGATGGCGAATATGTCGTCGTAGAGCCAGCAACCAGCGGACGTACCTATACCATTCAGGAGTATCAAGCAGTTGTGGCAGAACGTGATAAGGCTCTAGCAGAACGTGATAAGGCTCTAGCAGAGCTTGACAAATTAGCTAAGAAATCCGCTAAGGACGATAAGTAGAAAGAGAGGTTCTGCCGATGGAGAAGAGAACATCGGAAGAAATTCAAAAGCATAACGAAGATGCTAGGCAAGTCTTGATTGACTTGTACGAACAACGTTATTCAGGCTATCCAGAAGAGTTAGTGGTCGATGAAGTCATGCAGAACATTCTTAACTACTGTAATCGTGAGGATTTTCCTTTAGAGTTGCGATTTGTGGCCATTCAGATGGTTTATGTTGTTTGTAATCCTGACCAAGCTGTCCAAGGCAAGACTATTTCCGTTGGAGATACTCGTGTCGAATTGGGGAAGTCAGACCTTGCCAGACGTGCTGAACGTGTCTTGCTGGACTTTACCAGTCAGCTACAGAGGTTCAGAAAGTTGAGGTGGTAGGATGAATATCAATGATGTCCTATCTCGGGCAACGCCAAGTATTGAATGGACCTATGATAAAAAGATGGATGTATTTGCTACTGTCGAGGGTACAAAACCCAACGGAGCTGATTTTGTAGAATTCAAAGAAATACACAAGAAGGTTCCTTGCCGTGTATCTGTTCGTAACTTAGTGAATACTGAGCAGAACGAAGCGCATCAGCTCAAGACAGAACACAAAATTTTCTGTTCGCCTAAATTTGCTATAAAAGCTGGTAGTAAATTGATCGTGGACGGTGTTAAATACCTAACTAGTGAAGATCCAATGGTTTATGTAACACATCAAGAAATTGTGGTGAGACGACATGAGTGGCTATGATGATAGTGATGTTCAAAAGTTCTTGAAACGACTTGAACGCGCTCAGGCAATCATTGACTCTGAGTTTATGCAGGCTGCTAAAGATATCGGCCTAGCCTTTTTGAAAGAGGTTAAGGGACGAACGCCAAAGGGCCTAACAGGTAAGCTAAATCAATCCTGGAAGATGGAAGTAAGCAAAAATGGGAATGTGTACGAGGTTATCGCATTCAACCCTATGGAGTATGCTTCTTTCGTCGAAAGTGGACACCGCCAACAAGTAGGGCGTTATGTCCCTGCAATCGGCAAGCGCTTGGTCAATCCTTGGGTAGAAGGGCGCTTCATGATGAGGCTGACAGAAGAACAGATTAAACAGAAAATCCCACAAATCACGCAACAAATCGAAGAGAGGCTAAAGGAGGAACTAGGTGGATTATAGTATTAGACCACTCGTCATCAAGCAACTCAAAGATATGTTTGGGTGCAAGGTGTATGATGAACAAATCCAGCAAGGATTGAAAACACCTTGTTTTATTGTAGATGTGAAGCCTGTGACTCGGAAGCGGTTGGCAAACCAAAACGATAAGCAGGTTTTTATTGTCTTGCTGCATTACTACACCGAAAAAACAACAGACTTATATCAGAAGTTTGAAGAGATTGAAGCGGTGTTTCATTCGCCCTCCTTTCGTTATTTAGGGGATAAGTACCCTATCAATGATTTGAAGGTGGAATACAATGCCAATGACTTAATATGTACATTTACAATCACTCGATACGTTCGATGGGTTGAAGAAGAACCAAGAATGCAAATATTAGAAAGGATAGGTGAAAGTTCTCATGGAGACAACGGAAAAACCGAAGACAAAAACAGTGGCAACAACCACTGAAGATAAATTTGGTAAAGAGGCATTACTCAAGTATTTTGAAGAGGATGCAACTTTGTTAAATATTTTGCTGGAAGATGATCAGTCATACTCACTAGCAGAAGTAAGACGCATTTTAGAAGACTGGAGAAAGGGTGTGGCTAACTAATGGCACAATGGACAGTACAGAATAAACGAGTTCCAAAGGCTTACATCAATTTCGTATCAAGAGATGATGTGATTATTCCTTTGGAAGACAATACAATTGCAGCAGTCATGATTGCTGGATCTTGGGGAGAACCTGGTGCTTTCACACTTGTTGACGGTACAAGCAACTTCCGCCGACTATTTGGCAAACCGATTGATGAACTGCTTCCGATTCGTGAAGCCTTGAAAGGAACTGGTAAGGTCCTTGTTTACAATGGTGTGAACAACACTGGGGTACAGGCAACGAAAACAGAAAGCGATATGGTCGTTACAGCTAAATACAAAGGATTAGCTGGTAACCATATTCATGTTATCTTCAAGAAACAAGTTGAGACTGGTTTTGAGGTAACAACCGTTTTCTTTGGAAAAGAAGTTGATAAACAAATCATCACAGCCTTGCCATTTAAGAACGACTATGTGAATGTAACAGGTACTTTAACAACAGAAGATAAAACCATCTTGCTTGAAGGTGGTACCGATGGAGCTACAACTAATTCAGAAGTTGAAGATTTCCTAAATAAACTCGATACTCAAGACTTCCGTGTCTTGGCTCTGGGTACAGATGAAAGTGCAACAAAAGCACTTGTTACGGCTCATATCAAGAAATGGCGTGACGCTGGTCGTTCAGTTATTGCAGTATTGAACGATTACACGGACGCTGACGATGAAGGTGTTGTATCAGTGGGTAACGGGGTTACATTAAGCGACGGTACGAAACTAGGCGCTAAGGACTGTGTTTACTTCGTAGCTGGTAAGTACGCAGGGGCTGGTTTGCAATCCAATACATTCAAATCTTATCCAGGCGCTATCGACTGTGAGCGTAAGAATGAAGCAGAGGCTGAAAAGCTCATCAATAAAGGTCAGCTTATCTTTGCTTATCGAAATGAAAAAGTTATTATCCTGTCAGATGTGAACTCATTTACTAGCTATACGGCAGAACACAGTCGTATTTTTGGTAAGAACAAACTTGTCCGCACTATGGATAATATCAACACCAATGTCAAGTATATCTTTGAGAACTACTTCATCGGTAAAGTACCGAACAACGTGAATGGTCGTGAATTGTTTAAACAACGAATCATTACAATGGTTCTTGACCCACTTGCTCAAAAGCAGGCTTTGGAGTATAAAGCGAAAGATATTGAAATTTCACAAGGTATCACCAAAGAATCCGTTGTGGTTAACTTGCCAGTTGTCTTGACGGACGCTATGGAAATCTTGTACATGACGGTTATCTGTGATTAAGAAAGGAGAAAACTAGCTAATGGCTATTATGAACCAATTAGATGCTTTGTCCGCTAAGGAAGGAACAGTCTTCTTTACAATCAACGACAAGCAGTACGAACTAGCAGAGCTTATCTCGCTAGAAGCAAAGGTTGAATACACAAAAGCTGATGTTACCCCTCTCAACTCTCGTATGAAGGGTGGCAAGATTGTCGGTGCAGAAGGTACAGGTTCGTTGAAGATGTACTACCACCGCCCAGAATTAAAGACGATGGCTTTAAACTATGTCAAACAAGGTATTTTGCCTCGTATCGATATCAAGTGTACCAACGAAGACCGTACATCTCGTGCAGGTCGCTATACCATCGTTTTGAAAGGTGTTCTGTTCAAAGAATCACTTATCTTTAAACTAGATGGATCAGCGGATGAAGTTATTGACGAAGAAACGGACTTCACATTCCAAGATTTTGATATCCTATCAGAATTCCAAGAAATTACATACTAACACAAGGAGGAAATAGTGGTGAGTGGATTAAAAGCATTTTTGAAACAAAATAAAAAAGGGGAAGAGACTAAGGATGTCTTGCTTCCTTCTTTTGAGGAACCAGTTAAAATTCGAGTGTTGAGTGCTCGTGAAGCGGACTTAATCAATGACCGTTGCTTTGTCAATAAGCCTGGTCGTAACGGACGTCAAGAGCGTGTATTTGACGGTGTTAAATATAACCGTGAAATCTGTATTGCGTCTATCGTGGTTCCTGACCTTAACGACAAAGAATTGCAAGATTCTTATGGAACAATGGGAGCTTCTGAGTTGTTCGGTACCATGTTCAATTGGGGCGAAAGCGCCTTGATTTTGGAAGCTGTGACCGAACTCAGCGGTATCAACCAAACATTCCAAGACAAGGTTGACGAGGCAAAAAACTAATAAAAGAGGACGCGGAGGCACAACTTGCCTACTTCGCCCTCGTAAATTATTACATTCGCCCTAGTGAATTTGTGAATATGGATGTAGAAGAAAAAGCCTTTTTCGCTGCAGTCATGCACGAAGAGGGGCTACAACGTAAAAAAGCAATGAAGAAGTGAGGTGATTCTATTGGCCGATTTACAAACAAGCATGTCTTTGACCGATAGAGTCACAGGCACTTTAAATAAAATCTATGCGACTATGGAGCGTGTCAAAAACGCAGGTTCTGGCTTAGACAAAGCTATGAAGGCTCAAGAGTCCGCTATGAAAAAAGCTGGTGATTCTGGCCAATATTTTGTCAATAAAGCTGGGCGAGTCGTTGATATCAACGGTAGGTTTGTCAGCAGTTCAACTCTAGCAGCTGCAGGACTAAAAAAAGAAGAACTAGCCCTAAGAGATCTAGGGAATGCTTCGAATCACGCTTCTAACAAATTAAGTAGGTTAGTATCTTTGAAAGGCTTGTTGAAGACCACTTTAGCTGGTATTGCAGTCGGTAAAATTACCAAACAAGCTATAGGCATGTCAGACGAGTATGCCAATATGCACGCCCGTTTAGATATGATTCGAGACAGTACGCAGACGACAGAGCAACTGCAGAAGTCTATCTATACATCCGCACAACGTACAGGCTCGGCCTATACAACCATGGCTAACGGTGTCGCTAAGATGCGGATGCAGGCTGGCGATGTTTTCCAAAACAACGGTGAGACAATTGCCTTTTTGGAAACTATGAACAAATCCTTTGTAGTCGGTGGCGCAAGCATTGAAGAACAAAAAAGCGCCATGCTTCAACTTACTCAGGCTATGGCCAGTGGGAAGTTGCAGGGCGATGAGTTGCGTTCTCTAGCTGAGACTTCACCAGCCTTAATCCAAGCCATCGCAAACAAGCTAGGCGTTAGCCGTGGAGAGGTTAAAAAACTTGGTGCAGACGGGAAGATTACGGCCGACATTGTCAAAACTGCCATGCTGGAAGCAAGTGATACGATTGACAAGCAATTTCGTAATATGCCCCTAACTTGGGGCAGGGCATGGCAGAACTTCCTGAACTTTGTGACCAAGGCGCTTGAGCCAATATCGATTAAGATAAATCAGATAGTGAACTCGTCAGCTTTCCAACAATTTGCCCAGATTGTAGCCACGGTGCTTCAATATGTCGTTCAAGTGGTTATCTTTGCCATGGATATGATTGGGGCTGTTTGGAGTATGTTGGCTCCGATTGCTCAATTTGTCATCGATAACTGGTCTGTGATTCAACCGATTATTATCGCTGTAGCATTCGCTATAGGGACTTATGTAGTTGCGATGAACGCAGCAGAAATCGCCACTAAACTATTTAGTATCGTTACAAACACTGCGAAAGCTGCAATGGCTGGTTTTAATGCAGTTATGGCAATGAATCCAATCATGTTGATCGTCATGGCAGTCATCATCCTTATCGGCCTTTTCTATGCTTTGGTAGCGTGGTTTAACAATCTTACTGGTGCAGCCGTATCAGCTACAGGAATTATCATGGGAGCGATATTTGCCCTTGGCATGATAATTTGGAATGTGATTATCGGGATTATAAATTTTGTTATCGCGATAATTAATATGATCTTGCAAGGCGTATTTTTCCTTGTTAATACTTCAATAGCATTCTGGATGTTCCTCTATCAGGCTATCTTAACTATTTTGATAGGCATTTTAGACTTTATCGACTGGTTTGTGACGGGAGCTATTAACCTATGGAACGAGATGTCATTCTTTTGTCAAAACGCCTGGTACGATATTGCCCAAGGTGGTAGAGGGATGGCAGTCGCTATCGCTGGATTTGTTGATAGCATGGTCAATAGTGTTATCGGTGCAGTCGAGGGCATGATTAACTCTGTTCTGGGTGGCTTCAATAAAATGATTGGTTTCTTAAATGGGTTCGGTCTAAATCTAAGCGCTGTTGGAACGGTTTCTCTCGGTCGGACGAACTTTGCTGGTGATATTGCTAACGCCATTGACAGCATGGAAAAACCTGTCAAGAAAACCTTTGAAGGTCTGCATTTGGCAGATGGTCTGAAACAACATAAGGCCAGCTTAAGTACTCCACACCTTGACGCTCCACAACTGGGGTATCTTGAATTTGGTAGCGTCGGTGAGGCCTTTAATAACGGCTATAAATTTGGTCAAGGGATTGATAAGGCTGTTGGCGGTTTCTTCAAAGGTGCTGGCGATGCCAACGGTGCAGGAAACAATTTCTTGGGTGACCAAGGCACGACACCTTACGAACTCAGTCCAGCTAGTTCAGTCCCTGAACAAGGAGACGGAGGAAAAGGCGGCGGTGGCCACAATCCAACTGGTGGTAAATTAGATAAAGTCGGCAAGATTGAAGATGAAATCAAACTGGACGATGAATACATCAAGTTAATTAAGGACGTTGCGACAATGAAGTGGCAACAGAACTTTATTACCTTGAAACCAGAGATTGTCACCAATATTGACTCCATTAACAACGCTGGCCAGTATGCTAACGTATTGGATGATTTGAATGCAACCATTGTAGACGCTTTGAATAATGGCGCTGACGGCCTTATGGCTTACTAGGAAGGAGGTAGCAGATGTTTATATTTATTGAAGGCATTAAATTGCCAGTAAATCCAGAAGAAATCAAACTGGAGGACAAGCAAGGAATTGAGACAGTCGCTATCATCGATACTGGTAATGTTCCGCTTGTCGGAAATCCAGAACTTCAATCGATTGAGTTTGAATCCTTTATTCCTAGTGGAAGATACGATGGAAACTACCAACGGAATAGCCGTGTCTCTCCAGAATCCTTTGTCTCTTCTATTCGTAAATTTAAGACAGAAGGCACTCCTATTCAACTAATGATTGGGGGTGCTTTTGGTTCTGCGATTAACGGGAAATTTCTAGTGGAACAGTTCGATGTCTCTACCAAGACAGGATATGAAGATGACCTAATTTATAAGATTAAGTTCTTACAATATCGGTCTCACAAACCACGAAAGGTCACCATCAAAGACAAGCAAGCACTTGAGGCTACTAAAAAGAAACCGCAGGCGAAAGCTACGGAAGAACGTAGCCCTACGACTGAGAAACCTGCTCAAAAAAGCCATACGGTTGTGAGTGGCGATACTCTTTGGGGAATTGCTCAGACTTTTTATGGAGATGGCAGCCGATATACTGAAATTTACGAAGCCAACAAAGACAAAATCAAAGACCCTCATTGGATTTATCCTGGACAGGAGTTTGTGATACCATGATGCAATTATTCTATCAGAACAATAAAACTGGAGATACATGGGATTTAGCAACTGTGTCTGATAAGGTTGAGTTCAAGACAACTAGAAAAGGGTCAGCTTGGAGCGTGGAGATTAGCTTGTACAACTCTACAAAAGTAGCCTTTGAATATGGTTCTCCACTCGCTTTCAAGCTAGATGATAAAGAGGTGTTCTTTGGTTATTTGACCAAAGTCAAGTACGAAAAAGACACCAAAACAACCTTGACTTTTCATGACCAGATAAAGTACTTACTACGCAATATCAACTTCGTTGCCAGGGATAAAAACGTTAATCAAATCGTCTCAGCAATCGCAGGAGATTTTGATTTGAAGATCGGGGAACTAAAAGCCCCAGCCGTGACCTTATCCCCTCAGTTGAAGGAAGATAAGAAGGCTCTGGATATTATCCAAGAAGCCATGGACGAGACCTTGGTACAAAGTGGAGAGTTGCTGGTCCTGTATGACAAGTTCGGCGAGTTGACGCTAACAACTCCAAAAAACTTACCAATCCAGTACATTATCGGGAATGACTCCTTTATGTCTAGCTTTGAGTTTGAAGGTTCGATTGAGGATAGCGCCAATATTGTCCGCCTAATTCAAGAGAACAAAGAAACCAAAAAGAGAGAGGTCTACATCTATCAGGACAGCTACAATATCGGCGCTTGGGGAAAACTCCAGTACATGAAAAAAGTGGACGAGAAAGCAACTGAGGGGCAAATCAAACAATGGGGCGAAATGCTCTTGAAGATGAAAAACCGCCCCAAAGAAACTTTCAGTCTGAAAGCTGATATTGGAAGTATTGACTTTTTAGCAGGTCATGCAGTCTATGTGGACGTTAAGGACATTGAGAAGAAAGGTTGGTATGTCATTGAAGAGGCAACTCATTCTTTCAGTGCAGAGAAGCACACGATGGAAATTAAATTATTCATGGCAGGAGGTGAGTAGATGGAAGTGATAGAGAATCTAAAAAAATTGATTAGTAATTTCATTGAAAATCGTCAGTTCGCTAAGATAACGACTGGTGTTGTTTTGTCGGTTTCTCCGCTCAAAATCCAATTGACCAATGAATTGATTTTAGATGATTCTATGCTTGCTGTCACATGGACCGATGAAGCATTGGATCCTGAGTACGTAGGTCAAACCCTTCATCTCATCAGACAAGATGGTGGAGGGTTTTATTATGTCTTGTACAAGAAGATTTTCCACTACAAGCGCAAAGTGAAAGGGGGTTCTGATGAATGAGTACTCCTAAAACAAATTTTTTAAACATCGCTAAAAATGTTGTTGAAGCTAAGAAACAACCTAGCTTAACACTAGATGAAACCAATATCTTGCTAGAAACAGATGGCATCCATGCTTTGAAGCAATCTATTAGACGCATGTTAACAACTGAACGATTCATCTATACGATTTATGACCATCGGTACGGTGTAGAGTTAGATGCTTTATTTGGTGGGGATATGGACTATGCCCAGATGGATATCGCACGGCGCATAAAAGAGGCCTTGTATGAAGATGACAGGATTCATGAGGCTCATTCTTTTTCTACCAAGGTAAAGAAAGATGAGTTTTATGTGCAGTTCATGGTTGATAGTGATTTTGGAACATTTGAGATGGATTTGGAGGTGAAACGATGATAAAGGTAAAAACATATCCAGAGATTTTAGAGGATATGCTAGCCCTGTTTGATGATAAGTATGACAAAAGACAAGGATCTGTCTTGTACAATCTAGTTGCGCCTGCAGCTAGAGAAGTTGCCATTCAGTATACGGTCTTAAAATCGTATGAGGAAGTCAACTTTTTAGATACGAGTACAGGAATTTTCTTAACTCGTTTGTGTAGGCAGTTCGGAGTTGAACGCTTGCCAGCCACGGCATCGGTCCGACTGGTTCAATTCAAACAGGAAATCCCGCTTGGGACTCGTTTCAGCGTAGTTAATAGTGAGTATAACTTCCGTGTCTTGGAACGTCGCTCTGGATTTGAGTATAGCGTAGTAGCTGAACAAGTCGGAAATGCTCCCAACTATGTAAGAGGGCAACTCATCAACATCGATGTGTTGAATGGTTTTAAAGGGGCAGAAATCGGCTCTGTTATCGTTGTAGGCGAAGATGAAGAGACGGATAAGCAACTCCGTAAACGCACCATTGAGTACTTAAAAACACCGACTTTAAACGGGAACATTGCCCAATACAAGAAATGGGCAAGTGAGTTCGTTGGTGTTGGTTCTGCTTTGGTAGAGCCACTCTGGAAGGGCGAAAATACAGTACGTGTATCTATTACAGACGCTGACGGTAATGAAGCGAGTTCGGAACTTGTAACTAAGTTCAAAAATTACTTGGATCCTGAACCAAGTGGCCACGGATTAGGTGTAGCTCCGATTGGTGCTTATGTGACTGTTCAGTCTGTAAGTGGCTACGACGTTCGTATTGTTGCAACTATCAAGATTGATGAAGATGTAGATGTTGAAACAATCAAGAACGAGGCGAAAACTCAACTTATCAAATACTTACGTGAAGAAGCATTTGAAGAGAAAGAGGTTCGAAACTATAAAGTTGCCACAATCATTGACAGAATCAATGGTGTTCGAGATGTGGACCGTATTTTGTTGAATGATAGGGAACAAAGTATTGAACTTTCTACCAACATGCTTCCGAAACTAGCGGAGGTAACCATCAATGTCACAAGTTAGATATCGTATGTTATCGGCTTTGCCAGAGGTCTTAGATCCAACAATCAATGATTTGTTTGAAACTGAAATTCCAGAACTGGAATTGATTACAGACTTAATCTTTGATACCAGGCGGTTGATGTTGTTGCCAGAAGCGACTGAAGACTGGATTACACGTTGGGAAAAGGCCCTTCAGGTAAAACCGAAAACAATTGATTTGGAAGAGCGAAGGCGGTATCTAATCACTTTAATTTCTTCCAAGATTAAAATCAACTCAGTGAGTTTACAAAAAATTACAAAGAGCTTTACGAATGTCAATAACTTAGTAACGGTCAAGGGTTCGGCGGTACATATCCGATTTTTAGGAGAGCTACCGACTGGATATTTGAACCGTTTTTTAAAGTATGTGCGTGAATTGATTCCTGCTCATTTAGGAATCCAATTCTCGGTTGAAGCACCGATGATGAACGCGATTTATATTGGTGCTCACACATTCAGAGACATTCGTTCAGTTAGATTTGAATAGGAGGAAATAAATGGGATATTTTATCCAGCCTATTGTGACTGATAAAGCAATCAGCGAAACAGCCTTAGCGATTCAAAATAGAGAACCACTGGTTTTCACTCGAATAGCTTTGGGTAGCGGCCGACATCAGACAGACGCCGGCAAGAAGAATGATGTAGCTCAAATAGTTCATTCTTTGCAAGTCACGCAGTCTTTATCAACTGATATAGCTGATACAATCCGTATCACAGCGCGGTTTGATAATTCACGGATTGAGCGTGAAATGATTGTCAATGAAATCGGTGTATTTGCAAAACGTGGGAATCATGAAGAGTTCATGTACATGTATACTTGGGCAGAGCAGGGAGATGTGATTCCTCCCAAAACGTCTGCTTATGTATATCGAGATTATGATTTCAACACGACTATTAGTAAGAATAGTCAGATTACCATTCAATACAATGCGACTGATTTGGTTTATGCAACTGTCCCTGAATTGAAAGCGACAGAAAGGAAGCTGCAGACTAATATCGATAATCATATTGGAGATACTGCACGTCACGTTTCTGACCAAGAACGGACTCGCTGGAATGGGAAGGCCGATTCAAGTCACAGGCATAAGGTTGCAGACATCGACGGCCTTGAAACGATTATCAGCAACCAAACAACAAATAAAGCGAATCAAGCAGACCTTACTGCTCACACTCGAAACCAAAACAACCCACACAATGTCACAAAGGCACAAGTGGGACTAGGAAATGTCACGAATGTTGAGCAAGCAAGTAAGCAAGATTTTCAACATCACTTAGACAATCATAATAACCCTCATAGTGTCACAAAGGCGCAGATAGGTTTGGAAAACGTTACGAATGTGGAACAGGCTAGTAAGCAGGAGTTCAACGCTCACGCTACTAATCGTAACAATCCGCACGGTGTGACGAAATCCCAAGTGGGACTAGGGAATGTAGATAACATCAAACAAGCAAGCTATGAGTCTGTAGAGGCTTTAAAGCGTGAGTTCCAGGAGCACGAAGATAGACTAAACGCTATCGAGTACATGTTCTTGCAGAATGACTTCACTGCTCCGATTCGGACGGAAGATAATACAGAGCATACGGTGCTTGCGGATGAAAACGGTCATGTGATTGTCGCAGATTGGAAATATAAAATGGAGGTATAAGATGGTAGCAATTAGTGCACAGACACGAAAAGTAACCGACTTGCCACAGGCTAGTCAGATCAATAACTCGGACACTATCATGATTCATGATGGTCGTGGGTTGAAAAAAGTGTCTGTTGAAACATTTAAAGATGGAGTGAGCCCAACTCCACCAACCGCAACATCGGGTTCAAACGGAGTCGTAAGACCAGATAACTCAACAATTACCATTACTAGTTCTGGAATTTTGAGTGTTAATCGCTCGGCTCTTGGATTGAATGGTCCAGAGATTGTTGCAAACAAACTGACTAACCAAAATGGCAATCAGCAAATGAAGTATTGGTATGGGTCTAAAGCGCAATATGATGCAGTCTCAACCAAAGACCCCAATACAATCTATGATGTGTATGAGTAGGAGACAGTATGGCTACAAGAGAAGGAATCTATGTCGGAGGACATGAGATTGTAGAGCGCTATGTTGGGAATCGGTTGGTGTGGCAAAAATTTATTTTTGTAGAGAAAGGGATTTTTAGTTATCATGCTCAGGGCGAAAAAGATATCTATACATATAATACTCAATCAGGCTATGTGCTTATGCCAATAGTTTCTGTTCATAAAATACATGGTGACATTAAGTTAGAAAGGAATGGTGTCTCCTTTCTAAACGTCAAAATTGAAAGAAAAACCGATTATTTTGGTGGCAAAAGTGATTTTATTATATCATTTCCGACCAGGGAGGAAAGAGACAAGTATTTAGCCCAACCTGGCGAAACAAAATTTTATAAAAAAAGAGGTAATTAAACATGGAATTTGTATTGGTAAATAAATTTTTTAGAGTTGGCAAGACGGAAGTCTCTATTCAATGTGACAAGCCGTTAACTTTTTTCACCCGCGAGTTGGATGGTGACCGCTTGGGTGATACGGATGAAACGCTCATTGAAGCGGTAAAAGAGATTCTACGAACTGAATTAGACCCAACAAGTGCCATCGTTAAAAACCAAGAACAATTGGCTAAAACGACGGAAGCGCTGGAGAAAGCCAACCAACTCATGGAAGGCATGCAGAAGGTCAGCTTGCATAATACTGACGATATCGAGGAAATCTTTGCACGCTTGGAAGTGCTTGAGAAACACAATGGTATTGAGTATGAGCACGAGGATGAAGCAGAGGGGCATGAAGAAGCGCCTCACGTTGCCGAGGCAGAAACACACCCTACTGAACCTGCTCCAGTAACTCCATCGGTTCAACCAGAACCCCAACCAGCTACAGAAGTAGCCACAAACGGAGTTCCTAACGTGGTCGTATCTGAACCAGCACCAGCGCAACCAACTACTGAACAACCAGTAGCAGAAGTACCTACTCAACCTGCACCAGCAGTAGAACAACCAACAGAAAGCGAGACAGAACATGAAATTTCTACACCGACAAGCGAAGCGAGCACTAGTGAAAACAATGGAGGTAGCAACAATGAGTAAGATTACACTAGATCAAGCAAAAATCGACATGTACATTAATTTGCTTAAGCGAGGAGCAATTGACTTTTCATTTGTCAATAAACGCTTCCGAGAACGTGTACGAAAAGAATTGGAACGCCTTGGCTTGAGCCATCTGGCAAACTAGCGAGGTGCTTATGACAGAGATTGAGCACTTATTGATTCGGTTTCTCTTTTCTCTGATTCCTGTGGTTGTCTTGTACTTTTCCATGAAGGATAGGGCAACCAAGCAGGAAAATCGCATTACAGCCATAGAAAAAGACATTGAGAACTTACGCGAATTTCGAATGTCGGCTAACAAAAGACTGGATAACCATGACGAACAAAATAAGGCTATTCTAGTGCTGGCTGAACAGGTCAAATCGCTAGGCGAAGATGTGAGAGAACTGAAAAACTTGATACAAAGTAAACAGTAAAGAAAGAGGTGCAGAATGGTCTGTAATCTCAATATGACCAATCTCGCACAGATTGACGGTGGTCACCTGATTAAACAAGGAGACTTGGCTTCCACCTTTGGTTTTGCCCTCTTAGACGAAGACTACCAAGTCATCTCCTCTCTGGAAGGGGAGGATGCGCTTATCAGTCTGACCAAGGAGGGTTACCAGTGGAAGAAGCAGGTAACTGTTACCGGTCAAGGTGTGAATTTTCATCTGGACGCTATCTTGCCCATTGGGAGTTATCGCTTGGAAATCACGGCTGGAGGCTATGTTTTCCCCAGTGATAAATCTATCCATATCAAGATAGTCGCCTCAGATAAGGAATTGGTCACAGAAGAAGTCCATGCTTTAAAAGAGCTGGATATTGCAAAAGAAGTCGAAAAACAGCTTGCAGGTAGAACTGTAGGCGAGAGCCCAGTAGGTCAGGAAATCCCAGACTTGCTCACGTACTACAATTTAGGAAAGGTGTAAAACATGGATACAAGTAAATGGATCGCATTTGCTCAAGCATTGGGAGTGGATTACAAGGCGCTGAAGCAGTTAATCGATACGAAGATTGACACAACTACATTAACGCAGGCTATCGAGCAGGCAAAAACAGCAGTTAAGGCTGAGATTTTAGGTGACGGTGTTCCTGAAAATCTTGACACACTTAAAGAGATTGCTACGATGATCGCTAGCATGAGTGGTGATACTGAAGGCGCAGTCGTGCAAAAATTGGCCGACCTTGGCCGTCGTATTGACGAATTTGCCAACCTTGACTTGGTCGCAACATATAATGCAGCGAAAGCGTGATTGCCATGAGCAATTTAGAAGAATTTGCTCAAGCGGTTGGCCGTGATGTGAAGGTACTGAATCAAAAGCCTGAACCAAGGCTGACCTTGACAGGTAATACCCTCGGTATTGCTGGGGGTAATAATGTCACTCTACCGCTACCGGACAACGTAGGCCATGAAATCCGTGGTACAGGCTCACCAGAAGGCCGTATCACTGCCGAAATCGGGACAACCTATGTAGATGTCAACGCAACCAACGGCGCTCTGAAATGGATTAAAGAAAAAGGGAATGGCAATACAGGTTGGCGAGTTCTGATTGGTGATACTGGTTGGAGGACGTTGCCAGTAAACAACAAAAGAGGAAACGCAAAAGTGCAAGTCAGAAGAATTAACGATGAAATTGTTGTTAAGTTTGATGGTTTGTCGTTTGGTTGGTTCGGTGTAGATGATATCGATAAGCAAGGTGGTCGTATTGTTGAGAAAAATATCAGCGATAAAAAGTATACATGGATTAAATTAGACGTTGGAAAAGGTAACTCTGTACTTCCTCAAGGTTTTAGAAGTGCAAGTTCACTATTAACTGGATTGTACGGAGATTTAGGAGATTTATTAGGAAGTGTTTACGTTGGGGGGACAAAGGATAGTAACGCAATTCAATTAAGATATGCAATGCCGAAAGAACAAATTACTAGTACTATGCTATCTCAAATCAGAATCAGTCCTATCACGTTCATTACAGACGACGACTGGCCAACAACGTTACCATAAAAGAAAGGGAAAATATATGATTAATTGGAAATTACGATTACAAAATAAATTCTTTTGGCTGACTGCAATTCCAGCCTTCTTGCTTGTCTTGCAAGCTGGTGCAGCAGTCTTTGGATATCATCTTGATTTGGGTGACATCGGCAACAAGCTGATTCTGCTTGTCAATGCGGTATTCGTATTCTTGACTGCTATCGGTCTTGTCAATGACCCAACGACAAGCGGAATAACAGACAGCACACGAGCGCTAGACTACAAGAAACCAAGTGAGGAATAGTATGGATATCGATACAAGCAGACTACGCACAGACTTGCCACAAGTTGGGGTGCAACCTTACCGACAGATACATGCGCACTCTACAGGCAACCGCAATTCAACCGTACAAAATGAAGCCGACTATCACTGGAGAAAGGACCCTGAACTTGGGTTCTTTTCTCATGTCGTCGGAAACGGTCGTGTCATGCAGGTAGGCCCTATAAATAACGGGAGTTGGGACGTTGGTGGTGGCTGGAATGCTGAAACCTATGCAGCAGTTGAATTGATTGAAAGCCATTCAACCAAAGAAGAGTTCATGGCAGATTACCGACTCTATATCGAACTCTTGCGCAATCTAGCAGACGAAGCAGGCTTGCCGAAGACTCTTGACACAGACGACTTGGCAGGTATCAAAACGCATGAATACTGTACTAATAATCAGCCTAACAACAACTCAGACCATGTGGACCCTTATCCCTATCTTGCAAAATGGGGCATTAGCCGTGAGCAGTTCAAGCACGGCATTGAAAACGGCTTGAGCGTTGAGACTGGCTGGCAAAAGAACGGCACAGGCTACTGGTATGTGCACTCAGACGGGTCTTATCCTAAAGACAAGTTTGAGAAAGTAAACGGAACCTGGTATTACTTCGATGGCTCAGGCTACATGCTTGCAGACCGCTGGAAGAAACACACTGACGGTAATTGGTACTGGTTTGACCAATCTGGCGAAATGACCACAGGATGGAAGAAAATCGCTGACAAGTGGTACTATTTCGACGTAGAGGGCGCTATGAAGACAGGATGGGTCAAGTACAAAGATACTTGGTATTACCTTGACGGTAAAGAAGGGACGATGGTATCTAATGCTTTCGTCCAGTCCGCAGACGGAACAGGCTGGTACTACCTCAAACCAGACGGAACAATGGCAGATAAACCAGAGTTCACAGTAGAACCAGACGGCTTGATTACAGTTAAATAAATAGAAAGGAAACTTTCTAAAATGTTCTTTCACCGCAGGCTCAGGCTTGCGGTTTTTTTGTTTGACAAAATTCAAAAAATGTGCAAAAATAAGTAGAATTGAAAACAGGAAAAATCTACCTCCTTTCGATTCGCCCAGCCTTTTCTTGAGGCAATGAGGGGGCGGAGAGACGCGCTCGTCAACAGAAGTATCTCATTGGAAATGTTGCTCACTTTTTAGTGAGCTTTTTATCTAAGGAATAGGA